CATCAAGAAAAGGATTAATCACATCAATAATAAATAACGCCATGAACAATCAAGGCAAAATGGGGGTTGTATAAATGTCTGGACAATTTCCTACAAATCCAAATTTTAAAACAATAAATTTTAAAGGCGATACTCCAACGCTGGTAAATCAAACATTGTCTGGCCGCAAACAGGTTAGACAAATTGGAGCACAATATTTTTCATTCACAGTGCAAATGCCGCCTATGCAACAAGAAAAGGCCCAGGAAGTATTTGCATTTTTACAAAAACAAAAAGGTTCTTTTGAAGATTTTACGATTGTAGAGCCAATAGATAATTTAGGGGCCAGCAAATCTGAAACAGATATTTTAGTTGTTGGTGCACATACAGCTGGAGATAGCACTATTGCCATGGATGGTTTTTCAACAACCACTGGTGCATTAAAGGCTGGCGATAAAATTAAATTTGCTAATCACTCAAAGGTTTACATGGTAACAGATGATGCCAATGCTTCTGGTGGTGCTGCAACAATAAGCATATCGCCAAATTTAGTGGCCGCACTTGCAGACAATGAAGCCGTTACTGTTAACAAGCCTAGTTACACTGTTTATCTTGCCAACAATGAAATTATGTATGTTACAGATGCCAGTGGCTTTTACAGCATTTCATTTGATGTGCGAGAGGTCATTACCTAATGCCAAGAAGTTTATCTACAGCTTTACAAAACCAGGTATCAGCAACTGCAATTAAAACAGCTTTTTTAGTTGAACTAAACCTAACGCCAGTTATTAGGTTAACTGATTGGTACACAGATGCTACTTATGATTCTAATAGCTACCAGGCTGGTGGCTCTTTTTTAAATGTAAATTCAACAACTGAAACAGGCCAATTACAAGTTAATGAAATACAGCTAAGTTTTTCAAATATTACAGATCAAGTTAGGTCTTTGGTTCAAGATGGATCTTTTACGGCCAAGGAAGTTGAAATTTATTTGGCGTATTTTGATAACAATGAATCTATTGTAGGTGCAATAAATTTTTTTACAGGCCAGATAAGAAACATAGCAATTAGAGAAGATGTAGGCAATTCAGTATTAAGCATGACTGTGGCATCACATTGGGCCAATTGGAATTTAACTAAAGGCAATCATTACTCAGACGAATCACAGCAAGGCTTTAGCTCTGGTGATAGAGGCATGGAGTTTGCTACCCAGGTTAAAGAAAATGTTAGGTGGGGCCAGTAATGGTTTGGGATAAGGTAGTCAATTTTTTTGTAGAGGCTTACAAAGCATATCAAACTGCTGACACACTACAAAAAATACAATACATATTTACAGCTATAACCCTGGCAGTTGGTGTTAAGGGTTATATGCAAGCCAGGCAAATGCTTGGCAAAGGCCAGGACATATTGGCCACAAAAAATTCAGCTGGTGGCAAAATCCCAGTCATTTATGGAACCAGAAGGGTGGGTTCGCAAATAATCTATATGGATGTTAATGCAAACGATTCCAGAGATATGTATGTTGTTTATGCTTTAGCAGTTGGCGAATGCGATGAAATTATTGGTAGAACAATTGAACTTGATGGCAACCCCTTAACAGATTCAAGCAGATTTAAAGATGGTGGTTATATAGGTTCAGATAAAATATCTTCTGGTTCTGGCTCTTTAAATACAGTCTCACAAAACGGAACAAACAGTTTAAACCTTACAGCTGGAACTTTTGGAACAGATCCAACAGCTAAATATAGATATGTAATGAATTTGCATCATGGAGCTGCATCACAAACAGCAGACCCTATGCTTGTTGCATCTATGCCTAACTGGACTTCTGCACATAAACTAAATGGTGTTTGTTATATAGCTGCTCATTATAACTTTGACAACCACGGTATGTGGTCAGGGGTGCCACAATTAACAGTTCAAGTAAGAGGTAAAAAAGTTTATGACCCAAGAGATACAGGTCAAACATTCGGAACTGTATCTACTTATGAATATTCAGATAATCCAGCTCTAACTTTCTTAGATTACATAACCAACAATGAGTATGGTAAAGGTTTAACAGCATCACAAATTAATATGACTACATTTAGCTCTGCTGCTAATGTTTGTGATACTCAGGTTGACCAGCCTTACTTCAATGGTTCAGCACAATCACTTACTTGGTCTGCTAATAGTGGAGATGATTTTTTTACTATTGCAGGAGCAGATGCTAACGAAGATTGGTGGCAGAACAAAATAGGTGAACTATTAGATTTATTTGATGCAAATGGTAATGGTGTTTTGGATGCACTAGAGATAAAAGAAATACAAAGAAGTCAATATTTTGGTTCAACAGCAGAATATATTGTTTTCATCAATGGTTATTTTGATAGTGATTATTCATCACAAACAGGCAGCTCATTATTAAAAGTTAAAAGATTTCACTGTAATGGTTATTTAGATACAAATAAAAATGTAATGGATAATGCAAAAGAATTACTTGCAAATATGCGTGGTATCTTTTTATATGTAGATGGTAAATATGAACTATCAATAGAAGATACAGGTTCTTCTACATTTAGTATTACTGATAATCATATTATTTCTGATGCTGGTATATCAGTTGATTATGGCAATAAAGACAAAAAAGCAAATAAAGTTATTGTTGAATTTTTTAATGCTAATAAAAAATACGAATTAGATACAGCTACAGTTTTACATGATGCAAATCCTGAATATTATTCAGATGATGGTGATGAGATATTGGAAATTAAAGCTGAATTTCCTTATGTAAGCGACCCTTATATAGCTTATAACATGGGTAAGGCAATCCTAACTAGAAGTAGAAATCAAACAACTATGCAGTTCTTAGGAACTCCTGAGATGTATAAACTGAACGTAGGAGATATAGTTACTCTTACTTATGCAGGTTTAGGATTCTCAGGTAAAGTTTGTAGGGTTGAAGCATTAGAATTACAATCCAATGGATTAGTTGCAGTTAGTTTAATAGAATACTTTGATGTTTATACATGGGAAGTACCACCGCAAGAACCAGTAGAAGAATTAGCTAACTTACCTTCTGCTTATGCAGTAAAAGCTCCAACAGGATTAGCATTTACCGACACTGATTCTAGTTCTACAGGTAGACCTTTTTTATCTTGGAATACACCAACAGATTTTCCTGATTATCAATATAGAGTTAATGTTGTTGATAGTTCTGGAAATCAAGTTAAAAATACTATTGTTGATGTAGAAAACTGTGATTTAAACTTTTTACCTGTTGATGCTAATTATGTTGCAAGTGTTAGCTCTTTAAATACATTAGGTTCAGAATCATCTCCAGCTACTTTAACTTTTACTATTGGTGTTGCTCCAACAGGAAGTGCTGATATTAAAGATGATGCAGTAATAACAGATAAAATAATAAATGATGCTATAACTACCCCTAAAATATTAAATGATGCTGTTACTAATGCAAAGATAAATTCATTATCTGCAAACAAAATTACAGCAGGAACTATAGATGCTTCAGTTATTACAGTTACTAATTTAGATGCAGATAATATAACTTCAGGCACTATAGGTGCAGATAAAATAGATGTAACTAGTTTATCTGCTATTTCTGCTAATTTAGGTTCTATTACAGCAGGTGATATTAACATAGGTTCAGGAAATTTTACTGTATCTTCATCAGGAGTAATGACTGCAACTGGTGCAACAATATCAGGAAATTTAACAGCTTCATCTTTGAATGTTACAGGTGCAACAGTAACAGGTAGCATAAGTGCTGGTAATGTTTCTTTAGATGGTGAGCCATTAGATAATGTTTTAAGTTATTCTGAAACTGAAGGTATTGGATTACTAAGTCTTGCTGAAAATGCAAATATAGATGGTGATTTTGTTGTCAATGGTAATTTTGAAGCAACAGGTGCTCAACCTGATTTAATAATAGGTAAAATTACTACTGATTCCTCTAACACCATACAAGCAAATGCAATTCTTAGAAGTGAATCAGGAAGTGGCAGCTTTGAAATACAAGCAGGAACTACTGCAAAAGTTAAGTTAGCTTACGATGCTCTTGGTGGTACAACTTTATCAGCAGATGGTGGTGCAAATGGCGAGTTTAAAATAAATGCAGATGGTTCATTAGCATTAACTTTTGACTCATCACAAAATGCAGATTTTACAGGTCAAGTTTATGCACCTACATTAAGAATAGGTGTTGGCGCACCATCTTCATCAACTGCTACAGGAACAGCAGGGCAAATTAAATACGATGCATTCTATATCTATGTTTGTATAGCAACTAATACATGGAAAAGAGCATCATTAAGTTCATGGTAAACAAATATGATTTTTATATGTTTTAAGATTTATAAATATCAAACATAGGTATAAAATTAATAAAATAGGATTTAATTATGAGTACACACGACTATCACATCGCAAACCAATCAGGTGCGGATTTTAGAGCAGATTTAAATAATGCTCTTTTAGCTATTGTAACTGTAAATAGCTCTGCAACTGAACCATCAACTACATTTGCCCATCAATTATGGGTAGATACATCTAGCAGTGTATTAAAGATAAGAAACGCTGCTGATAATGCTTGGGTTACTACAGGTGTTAGCATTACTGCATCTAATACATTTACTGGCAATTTAACAGGAAATGTTACTGGTAACTTAACAGGTAATGTTACAGGTAATGTTACTGGAGACTTAACAGG